ACGAGGTCGAGCGCCCGGTGCCGCACCTGATGGACTGGCTGGCCAGGCAATCGCGCGGCGAGCTGGTGATGGCGGCGGCGGACGATCTGCTGTTCAGGACGCCGAACTGGGACGATCTCATCCGCGCCGAGTTCGCCGCCTGCCCGGACGGCATGCTGGTGGCCAACACCAACGATCTCTCGGGATCGGACAAGGTCACCCACTTCGTGGTGACGCGCGCGTGGATCGCGGCGGTCGGCGTGTTCATGTCCCACGAGTTCGAGCACTTCGGCGGCGACGAGTACGTGGAGCGCATCGGGCGCAGCGTCGGGCGCGTGAAGTTCATGCGGCACGTCCACGTCGAGCACATGCACAAGAAATACCGCAACCCGGACGGAACGCCGAAGGGCGAGAACGACGAAACCTATCAATCCAAGCGGCGGCCGGATGCCAACGGCGAGGGCATGTCCGACCGGGACAAGCGGGTGATGCAGCGCCTGCTGCCGGAGATCGAGCGCGCCGCGGAACGGGTGAGGCTGGCGATGAAGGCGGCGGCGTGAGAATACTGGTCGTCGGTGCGACCGGCTTCATCGGCGCGGAGCTGCTGCGCCAGGCGCGCGAGCGCAATCACGAAGCCGTCGGCACGACGCGGCGCAGGGATGTCCCCGGGCTGTGGCATTACGATCTGCTGCAGCCCGTGGGCGGCTTGCCACCGCAGCCGCCCGACGCGGCCTTCCTCTGTGCCGGGGTGGCGGACTATCGCCGCTGCGAGGGCAACGCCGAGGCGTGGCGGGTGAACGTGGACGGCAACATCGCCGCAGGCAAGAGTCTCATGCGCGCGGGGGCGTTCGTGGTCTACCTGTCGAGCGTGGCGGCGGAGTGGGCCGGGCACAGCGCCTACGGGCGCGGCAAGGAGGCGGTCGAGCTCGCGCTGCAGTGCATCGGCGATCCGGCAATCATCCGGTGCGAGCGCGTCACGCCGGCGAAGCTCACTGAGGTTTGCGAGATTCTGCTCGGCATCGGCATCGCGAAGGTTCCGGGCATCTACCGGATCGCGCCGTGATAACGGTGGCGTGCGTCGAGTGGGACAACTATCTCGGGCGCGCTGACGAATATATCCGCAAGCTGCAGGCGATGGTGCGGCGGCACCTGGCACAGCCGCACCAGTTCTGCATCCTGCTGCCGGACGACAGCCTGCAGGGGTGGTGGAAGAAGCTGGCGCTGTTCAAGCCCGGCCGCTTCACCGGCCGGGTGGTCTATTTCGACCTCGATACTTTGATCGTCGGGCCGCTCGACGAACTGGTGAGCCACAAGGGCGCCGTGCACCTGTCCGATTGGGGTTGGGTGCGCAACGTGCATGCCGGCGGGACGTTGGTGTGGGACGCCGGCGAACGCGACCACCTGTGGAACGACTTCACGCCCGCCGTGACGCGGGCGTTTGCGAACGACCAGGAATGGATGACGACGCTGAACTGCTGGGAGCGGCTGCCGCCGCATATCGTGCGCTCCTACCGCTATCACTGCAAGGCGGGGCCGCCGCCGGGGTGCAGCGTGGTGGCGTTTCACGGATCGCCCAAGATGCACGAACTGCCGGCGAATCATTGGGTGCATGAACACTGGCTTTTTTGAGTGCTGAGTGCTGAGTGCCGAGCGATATTAATGTTTGACCTGCTTCTGATTCTCATGGGCGTGTTTCTGGGCATCGGCATCGAGCGAGACATCCTTCGCCCGCGAAGCATCCGTAATTCACTGCTTCCAGACACCAAGGAAGATGGCGATGGCGGCACCCCACAACCACGGCCAGCTGCTGAGTGCTGAGTGCCAAAGGTGAAAATGATGGAACTCGTCCATTATCACGTCGCGCAGAAAAACCCGCACCACGGCGAGGCCATCCTGAAGGGCTTCGGCGCGAGGCGCGTCCAGGCCGGGGAGCGCAAGCTCGTCCGCGGCGCGCTGCATTTGATCGGGGGCCTGCAATACGGATCGCTCGAACTGATGCAGGAAGTCCGGGCCGCGGGCGAGCCCTACATTTTCTTCGACCGCGCCTATTTCGGCGGCGGGCCCGGCAGCGACCGGCTGCGGGTGGTGCCGAACGCCTACCAGAAGCACTGGCTCGAGCGCTGGCCGGGCGATCGCATGAAGGCGTTCGGCGTGGAAGTGAAGCCCTGGCGTCCTTCGACTTGCCCAGGCCAGGCTGACCGGAGGCACATCCTGGTGGTGCCGCCGGGCAATCTTCTGCGAAAGCTGATCGATCCGGGGCCGCTCTGGGAGCAGATGCCGGAGCGGCTCGCGCGCATCACCGGACGCCCGGTGCGCGTGAGCATGAAGGGCGACCCGGTGCCGCTCGCCGAACGGCTGCGGGATTGCTGGTGCGTCATCACCGGCCACTCGAACGTCGCGGTGGAAGCGCTCCTCGCCGGGATACCGGCATTCGTGTCGCGCGAGTCCGCCGCCGCGCCGATGGCCGGGATGATCGAGACGATCGAGCACAGCATCGAGCGCCCCTCCACGCCGGAAGGGCGCGAGGGATGGGCGGCGAGCCTCGCCTACGGGCAATTCACGCTGGAGGAAATCCGGCAGGGCATGGCGCGCGACACCATCATGGCGGCGTTTCAGGACGTTGAAAGGGCAACCGCATGACCGTGAGAGTGGTCACACCGCCTGCTTTTTATCCCGTTACGCGGGCGCAGGCGAGACTCTGGTGCAAGATCGATGGCGCCCTTACAGCGGAGGACGCGGTGGTTGATCGATTGATCGCCGCGATGACGGATTTCGCCGAGAACCTGACCGGGCGCGCGTTCATCCAGCGCGGGCTGCAGATGATCGTTCCGTGGTGGCCGGTGATCCGCGTGGAGGGGGTCATGCGCGACGGCTTCGAGCTGCCGCAGGCGCCCCTGGTGTCCGTGGAAAGCATCACCTATCTCGACAGCGACGGCGTGCAGCAGACGCTCGCCGCGGAGACTTACGCCGTCCACACCTGGCGCGAGCCGGGCATCGTGGTCCGGGCCTATGGAGAGACGTGGCCGGTCGTGCGCTCGGACGCGGATGCGATCCGGGTCAATTACACGGCGGGTTATGTCTACGGCTCGCCGAACGGAGAGGCCGACCAGCAGGCGGTGCTGCCGCCGGCCCTCAAGGTCTGGATCGAGGCGCGGCTCACGACCCTCTACGACTACCGGAGCCAGTTGATGAGGGACGGCCGGGCGGCCATTCCGCGCGACTTCTGCGACGGGCTGCTCGACAGCCTGGTGCTCGGCGACCGGGTCATCTGAGTGCTGAGTAATGCGCGCAGCGATCATGGCCAGCGGGCCGAGCATGACCGCGGAGGACGCCGCGGCCGTGCGCGCGTGGCGCGACGAGGACCGCCAGTCGAGGCTGGCGATCGCCGTCAACGACACGTTCCGGCTCGCGCCGTGGGCGGACATTCTGTATGCCTGCGACATCAGGTGGTGGAATCTGCACATGACGGACGTCCGGGCGGTGTTTACCGGAGAGATGTGGACGCAGGACCGTGACGCGGCGAGCCGCCACGGCCTGAAATACATCGCGGCCGAGCTCAACGCGGCGGGCTTGAGCCGGACGAAGGGGCTGATTCACGGCGGCGGCAATTCGGGCTACCAGGCCATCGGGCTCGCCTCCGAGCTGGGCGCGGGGTACATCGCCCTGATCGGGTTCGACATGCAGAACACGAACGGCCGGTCGCATTGGCACGGCGATCATCCCGGAGAGCTGAAGAAACACATGCCGTTCGAGACCTGGCGCGGCCGTTTCGCCGCTCTTGCGGCTGATGCGAAAAAGGCGGGCGTGGAGATCGTGAACGCTTCCCGCTCGACGTCGATGCTCTGTTTCCCGCGGGTTGAGTTGTCGCAAGCGCTGAAAGGCTGACGATGCCGAGGCCGGTGGTCGACGCAGGCGAACTGGATCAACAGGTGACCCTGCGCAGCAGGACCCTGACCTCCGACGGCATGGGCGGCTCGACGCCGGCCAACAACGACTACGCCACGGGCGTGTGGGCGCGGATCCTGCCCATGACCGGGGCCGAGCGGCAGGCGGCGCAGCGGGTGGAAGCCACCGGCGTGTTCGAGGTCGCGATCCGGAACCGGACGGGCGTCCAGGAGAACCACGTCGTGGTGTGGGGGACGCGGGAGTTGAACGTGCGCTTCGTGAGGATGGCCGGGAACCGGGAGCCGTTTCTCTATCTGGAGTGCGAGGCCGGGGCGGTGTCCTGAATGGCCGCCCCCAAGATTGCCTTTCGCACCTCTATGCAGATCGAGGGTCTCGAAGAACTGCGCGAGACGCTGACGAAGATTGCTCCGAACGAGGCAAAGAACATCCTGCGCGCCGCCGTGCACGGGCTGGCCGGACGGGTTGCGGGAGAGATGAAGCAGAGGGTGACGGTGCTGACCGGCGAAGTGAAAACCGGCATCTATACCTTGCGCCGGCGCGGGAAGCCGAATTTCCCCGTGTCCGATGTGAGGCTGCGCCGCACCGATCACGGGCTGATGCTCGAGTTCGGTACCTCGAAAACCAAGGCACAGCCCTATATCGTGCCCGCGGTCGAGCAGATGCGCCCTCAAGTTCCCGGGTATTACCGGGAAGAATTCGGTTCTAAGTTCGAGAAGGCGATGGCGCGCAAGGCCAAGCGGGCCGCAAAAGCCGGAGGCAAGCCGTGAGCGCCGCCGTCGCCATCCAGCAGGCCATCTTCACCAAGCTGGACGGGACCTCCGGCGTGACGACGCTCCTCGCCGCCCATGCTTTCGCGGCAGGCAAGAAGGCGATCTACGACCGCACGCCGCAGGCCGCCGCGCCGGAGGACAACAGCGCGTTCCCGTACATCGTGATCGGTGACGACACGGCCGCGGAGTGGGACACCGATGATTCCGCGGGACAGGAAACCACGATCACGCTGCACGTCTGGAGCCGCTACCGGGGAAAACGGGAAACGAAGCAGATTCTGGACGCCCTCTACGCCGCCCTGCACAACGCGACGCTGACGGTGACGGGGCACCTGGCGCTCTACTGCTATTGGGAGTTCCACGAATCCCTGGAAGACCCCGACGGCGTGACGCAGCACGGCGTGACGCGCTACCGGATCGTGACCCAGCAGAATTGATTCAACCCGCCCCGAGAGGGGTTTACCCAGAGGAGCATTGAAATGGCAGCAACCCTTCCCACCAAAGGCCGCTCTGTCCAGGTGAAGCGCGGCGCATCCCCGGCCACGCTCGTCGCCGGGGTCCGCACCAAGGGCATCACGATCAACGGCACGCCGATCGACATCACCAACGACGACGACACCGGGATCCGCAAGCTCCTCGATGAGCCGGGCCAGCTCGAGGTGTCCATTTCCGTGGCCGGCATCCTGAAGAACGAGGCGCTGCTGACGGAATCGCTGCAGACCAGCGATCGCGTGCAGCCGACCGAATTCCTGTGGCCCGGCGCCGTATCGGCCGGGAGCCTGTCGGGCGACTTCTTCCTGGCGTCCTTCGGCATCACCGGGGAATATCAGGGCGGCGCGACGTTCGAGGCGGCATTCGAGAGCGCCGGGGCGGTGACGCTGGTCGCCGCGGTGTAAGCCGGTGGCGATATTCGAGCCGGTCACGCTGACCTGGTCGGGGAAGGATTACCTCATCCCCGCCGATGAGGTGTTGCGCTGCATCGCGCAGGTCGAGGACGTCATCACGCTCGGCACGCTGCACACCTTTATCTCCAAGGGCAACCTGCCGCTCGCCAAGATCGCCGGCGCGTTCGGGGTGGCGTTGCGGGCGGCGGGGTGCCGGGTGACGGATGACGAGGTCTACAGCGGGATGTTCACGGCCAAGGGGGCCGAGCTGCAGCGCCGTGCATTCGAGGCGGTCGCCGTGCTGCAGCAGTTGATGATCCCCCCGGAGCACCTGAGGGTCGACGAGGCAAAAACACCAGCGGCGGGCGGGCGGGCGGTCTCGTCGCGGAAGTCTACAAGCTCGCGGTCGGGCAGTCGTGGGTGACGCCGGACCAGTTCTGGAGAATGCATCCGCGCGAGCTGTGGTGGCTGATCGAGGCGAAGCGGCCGCCTAAACGCTATGGATCGCTGACCGAGGACGAAATGGAATCTCTGCGCGACGACCTGGAAGAACAGGGGTTTTTCAATGGCTGAAGGCGCCGGAATCGGGGCGCTTGCGGTCCGCATCGGGGCTGATGCGACAGGCCTGATCGCCGGTTTCGGCCAGGCCGAAAAAGCGGCTTCCAAATTCAGCAGGAGCGTCAACAAGCATGCCGAGAGCCTGGCGAAGATGGGCGCTGCCGCGTTTGCGGCGGGTGCGGCGGTGCTCGCTTTCACCAAGCACGCCACCAACACGATGGATCAGTTGGGGAAGCTCTCGCAGAAGATCGGGGTGTCGGTGGAGGGGCTGTCCGCGCTGAAGCACGCGGCGAGCATTTCGGATGTCTCGCTGGAGCAGCTCGGCGTCGGCCTGCGCTTTCTGTCGAAGGGCATGGCGGAGACGCAAGCCAATACCGGCGAGGCGAGAGAGGCTTTCCGGGCGCTCGGGATATCCGTTACCGATGCCAGCGGGGCGCTGAAGCCCACCGAGGAGCAGTTCCTCCAGCTCGCGGAGAAGTTCGAGGGCATGGAGGACGGTGCCGGCAAGACCGCGCTGGCGATGAAAATCTTCGGCAGGTCTGGTTCCGACCTGATCCCGATGCTCAATATGGGCCGCGCCGGGCTGGAGGCGGCGCGGAAGGAAGCGGAGCGGCTGGGCATCGTGTTCTCGACCCAGGCCGCGAAGGACGCCGAGGAATTCAACGACAACCTGACGCGGCTCACTTCCGCGGCTGACGGGCTGGCGATCAAGTTGGCCGGCCCGCTGGTGAAGGCTTTGGGTGATGCAAGCAAGGCCATGCTCGAAGCCAACCGGCAGGGGCAGGGCTTCTTCGCCACCTTGCTGGAAGGCTGGCGCAATCTCGCCACCGGCAACGACGCCCACAAGCTCAACGTGCAGATCGTCGAGGCGACGGATCTGCTGATCGCCGAGCAGAACCGCCTCGACGCGATGCGCTCCGGCCGGAAGGGCATGCGCCCCGCCAACCAGGAGGAGATCGACGCCCAGGTGAGAGCGGTCAAAGAGGCGCGGGCCGAAGTGGAGCGCCTGGTCGCGATCAAGCCGATCCTGGCCCCCGAGGAAACGCCCGGCGCGCCCGGCAAGAAGGGCGCGGCGCCGAGGCTCGAGGACAGCGCCGCGGTCAAGGCCGCCGAGGCCGAGGCCACGTTTCTCGGGAATGCCCTGCAGGCCGGACAGGACGAAGAAACAAGGATCGCGTCCGAGACCGCTCAACTGTCGGACGATCTC